CATGAAGGGCAAGCACCGTGTCGTGGGTTGTGACAAGTGGACTACCAAGACCACCGTCACACAGGATCTCGGTCAGGGTGCCACTGGCACCACCGGCACCACTATCAACGTGGAGGCATCGGACGAGTGTCCGGCTCCGTTCTATACTGGCACCATCACCACTGAGGACGGCGACATTGATTGCGCAGCGTAACAGCGAGTAAAGTTATAATCATAGTTGACCATGGACAAGCGGACTCCGATAGACATGCAGGAATTCTTGAATGACATTTCCGTGCCGGACTTATCGGGTCCGCTTGAGCTGTCTTCAAAGGAGGCTTCGCATGAACAGAAGGATATCTTCGCCATTGAGAAACGCAAGGCGTGGGATAAATCGGTTGAAGCGCGGTGCGACTTCACCCGACGCGTCCGGCTTACTCGACGGGCGGACACGTTCTTCATCTCTTTATGGCAAAAGTCGCTGTATGGCAGAACGCTGACGGATATAAAGGGTGACGACAGTATGGTGGCGTTCTTCGCTGATAGCATCTCACCACTTATACGTGACATCCTCGGTGAGGAGCTGAACACGGGGGCGTGGTGTATCGTCACCACTCCCAAACGTCGCCATCTCGTCAAGAACTTCGCCACTCGCATCAGCGAAATGATTGCTTCCCAACTGAACATCCCATTCTACGAGGATGTTGCTTTCTGCCATTCAAAGCAGCGTATCGGGGCTGTGTTCACCATGAACAATCTCCCCAAAGAGCCTAACTGCATCGTCTTCGACGACTTCGTTACTACTGGCTCCACGCTGAAGGCAATGCGCAATGTGCTTACCGAACATCACAAGAATTGTGTGTTCTTTACTGGTATCAATAATAAATTGTGAGCAAACGAGAGCAGAGTCAAGCTTGCTTGAACTCTGCCGAGTGCTGCCACAATTCAACGAAGTTAAGTTATAAAATATGAACAATCTCACAGACAAACTCCAGCAATGGCTCGACACTCCATCTGCTGAGCGTGACTGGAACGAGGGCGCTATCCTCCTTCTCCAACTCACCAATAACACCATAATGTATCGTAATCTCAGCATCAATCCTAAGGGCAAGGCTGAGTTCATCGAAGGCAAGCTACGTGCCTTCCTCAAAGCTCGCCGTGAGGTCGAAGCCCACGACGAGGTGAACATCATGCAGGAACAAGTGGATGCTATCGTGGCAAGTCGAACAGAGTTCAAGGAACACAACGAAGCGAAGGACTTTAAGGCTGGCAAGCGTGCGGATCACGACTCGCTGCCTGAGGATATCCAGGTACTCTATGTCGAGAACCTTGATATTACACACCGTATGCGTGAACTCCATCTACGCCTACGCTTGTTGTCGGACTCTACTAAGCAGGTGCCGGCTGCAGAACGCAAGCCGTTACTCGACGAGTTTATAAATCTCGATAAAAAGTTGCACGCAAATTGGGACACTTATGACCATTATGTGACAAAGGCAGAAAGTGCAGCAAATACCGAAACCAAAGAAAGCGAAGAGGAGCAGACTAAGAAAACAGGAATTAGTCCATCGCCAACGGACCAATTAGCTGAGCAGCCTGAGGATGCCACTCCGTCCAAGCCGAAGTCCAAGTCTAAATCCAAGAAGTAGTGAAGCGCAACATTAACATAGATGACATCCTAAAACCACTCTCTGAATGTCCACACCAGGCGTATCTCTCCAATGCTCTTCAGGTGGCGGACGTCTTAGAGTGGATTTTGGGACAGGTCGGCAAAGCGGAGATTTGGCAGACTTCGTTCTCAATCTCCGAGGAGTTCCTACGCCGTCTCTTCTTCATCGAGAAGTCTGGCAACATTTCTGCCTTTAATCTTGTGCTCGACCATAAGGCTACGAACAAAACGCTAAAGCTATGGGCGTTCATCACGCAGACGATGAAGCGCACCTATCTTGCCGACAACCATTCCAAAATCCTTCTCGTGCAAGCGGAGTCTGGTGAACAGATTAGTGTCGTCACCTCGCAGAATCTCACACGAGGCAACCGCCATGAGTCCACGTTCATCTCCACTTCGCCCGACATCTTCAACACTCTTCATGCGTCCGTCATGGATCTTATAAAGAACCATTCCGTTCCGCTAACCGACCTTTTTCAACAGCGCATCAACGCTGCCGGTGCTAACAATTAAAATAATATGGTATATTCAGAAGAAGTTCTCACGCAGATTGAACAATATGCTTCAATCTACCTCAAAATCAGCGATATGGCTGTAATTCTCGGTGTTCCACCAGAGGATTTACGCCGTGACATTGCTGACCGCACAACAGCCGTTTCGCAGCGTTACCACCGTGGCAAGGCTGCTTCACGTGTCAAGCTATTGCATCAGGAGATGCAGCTCGCCTACGTCGGCTCTCCACTTGCTCTTGAAAACACCCGTAACAACCTCCTCGATATGGAGGATGATGAATAATTCAAAATTCTCTTCATGTCACAATTAAGCATTATCGACATCGCCAAACAGGACCTTTACACCTCCCAATCGGAATTGGCAGGAAAATATCCTGTTCCCCAAATCGAACATCTACTTCGATTAAGGGATATGGTCACATGGTCTATCGCCAACCCTGACATGAAGGATCGTCAGTTTGTCGATGAGCTGCGCAGTCGCTATGGTCTGTCGCAAGTCACGGCGTATGCGGACTTGAAAATCGTCAAAGCCTTATTGCCCAATCTCTCGGAGTGTACGCGCGACTTCCACCGCTGGCGGTATAACGAGATGATTATGGAGACGTACCAGATGGCGAAGAAGCGTAAGGACACGAAGACGATGGAGAAAGCGGCCACTTCTTATGCGAAGTTCAACCGCATCGACATCGAGGACGAGCAATCTGTGCCGTATCACATGATTGTCGTACAACCGTTCTTCCCGACTACGGACCCTCGTGTTGTGGGCATCACGCCTGTTCCGAACATCGACGACCGCATCCGAAAGCTCACCCAGGAACTTACCACTTCGCATCCGGACACGGAGAATATCGAATATGAACAAGCGGATCTTGTTCTTGATGACATCTTTAAGCCTGAAGACAATGACGAACAAAGTTGATACTTCTCTATGGGACATCGAGGCGAAGCAACACTCTAAGCGTGTGTACTTCAACAAACCTCAGCTCCTTACGCAATACATCGGTGCGAAGACTACGGTCATCGTGGCTGGACGACGCACGGGCAAGACTGACTCCATCGCCTCGCCTTTCGTGCTGCGTAACATGCAGCGTATGCCTGGATCCACGGGTGGTATCGTTGTGCCTACGTTCAAGCATGGCTTGACCAATACGCTCCCCGGTCTGCTTGCTGCGTGGAAGCGTTGGGGTTATATCAATGGCGTGCATTATGTGGTAGGCAGAAAACCGCCGAAGTCGTTTTCTAAGCCTATCACCGAACCGGCTGACTATGAGCATGTAATCACGTTCTATAATGGCTCGGTGGCTATCATCATCAGTCAGGACCGCCCTGGCTCTTCCAACTCGCTCACGCTTTCATGGCTGCTCATTGACGAGGCGAAGTTCATTGATTACAACAAACTGAAGGACGAGACTCTGCCTGCAAATGGTGGCATACGCTCGTACTTCGGGCACCACAGCTTTAACCATAGCATGATGGTGCTTTCGGATATGCCTCAGACAACAAAGGGTTCTTGGTTCCTGCACTATGAGGATAAGATGGACACTGAACTGATTGACACCATAAAGGGCACAATCTACAAGATTTGGCAGACGAAGGAGCGCATTGCCCAACTCAAAGAGCTGCGCAAGCCCATTCCTTCTTATCTGCCTAATTACCTCAAATGGCTCGACCAGAGTCTTAACAAGATGCGCTCGGTGGCTGTCTATTATAAGGAGTACTCTACACTCGAAAACTTGCAGCTTCTCGGTGAGGAATACATCCGGCAGATGAAGCGCGACCTCACGCCGAAGACGTTCCAGACGTCAATCCTCTGTCAGAAGATAGGCATCTCGCACGATGGCTTCTACTCGTCAATGCAGGAGTACCACAAATATGATGCGTCGGATTTTGACTACCTCGACTCGCTCGGCTACGATAAAATCATCAGCGAAGCGCAGCAGGATCTCTACACCATCCACGCCAACAACCAGTTCTCTACGCTTAACAGCTCGCTCGACTGTCGCACGGACTCGGACATCGACCCTATGCAGCCTCTCTGCATTGGTATGGACTATAATGCTAACATCAACTGGATTGTGTGCGGTCAGCCTCGTGCCAACCGCCTGAACATCCTCAAATCGTTCTATGTGAAGTTCGAGCGCAAAATCCCTGCGCTCGTCGCCGACTTCTGCACCTACTACGCACCACATCCAAACAAGACGGTCATC